TCGCCGCTGCTCCCGCACTGGCTGGTCCTTATGCTAACATCGAAGCTAACAGTGGCTTCACCGGTTCTGACTACACTGGCACTGCTACCGATTTCCACCTGGGTGTGGAAGGTGCATCTGGTGTTGCCTCCTATGGCATCCAAGCTGGTCCTACTGTTGTCTCCCCTGACGGCGGTGAATCCGAAACCATCCTGACTGGTAAGGTCTTCGGCTCTGTTGCTGCTAGTGATAAGCTCTCCGTCTACGGTGAAATCTCTGCTGCCTTTGACGACACCAACTCCTACGGTACCAAGGCTGGCGTGAAGTACGCTTTCTGATAAAGTATAGGGCTGGACTGGACAAGCGCCTTGCCAGCCCTTACTAAAGTGCGCTCATACTTACCCTCACATAACAACGCACTTAATTAATGACTGCTACTATCGCCTTGAAAAAACAGTCGGGTGCCTGGGAACAATTTTGTGACTGGGTAACTTCGACTAATAATCGCCTTTACGTTGGTTGGTTTGGAACACTGATGATTCCGTGTCTCCTTGCTGCCACCACTTGTTTCATCGTAGCGTTCATCGCTGCGCCACCCGTAGACATTGATGGAATCCGAGAACCAGTCGCAGGCTCCCTCCTCTATGGAAACAACATCATATCGGGAGCCGTCGTTCCGAGCAGCAATGCCATCGGACTACACTTCTACCCAATTTGGGAAGCTAGTTCACTTGATGAATGGCTCTACAACGGGGGACCGTTCCAACTCGTCGTCTTCCACTTCCTCATTGGTATCTATGCTTACATGGGACGAGAGTGGGAACTTAGCTATCGATTAGGGATGCGTCCCTGGATCTTTGTTGCCTACTCTGCTCCTGTCGCTGCAGCCTCTGCAGTGTTCCTCATCTACCCCTTCGGTCAAGGATCTTTCTCTGATGCAATGCCACTCGGTATCTCCGGTACGTTTAACTACATGCTGGTCTTCCAAGCTGAACACAATATTCTCATGCATCCGTTCCACATGCTTGGAGTCGCTGGTGTATTTGGGGGTAGCCTGTTTAGCGCTATGCACGGTAGTCTTGTCACGTCTTCTCTTGTTCGTGAAACGACAGAGGACATGTCTCTTAATTATGGCTACAAGTTTGGTCAAGAGGAAGAGACGTATAACATTGTAGCTGCACATGGATACTTCGGACGACTTATTTTCCAGTACGCATCCTTTAACAATAGCCGTAGCCTTCACTTTTTTCTGGCTGCTTGGCCTGTCGTTGGCATTTGGTTCACTAGTTTGGGCGTGTCTACGATGGCCTTTAATCTTAACGGTTTTAATTTTAACCAGTCCCTACTGGATAGCCAGGGACGTGTTGTGCGGACTTGGGCTGATGTGCTCAACCAAGCGAACCTTGGATTCGAAGTCATGCATGAACGTAATGCTCACAACTTTCCACTAGACCTCGCTGCTGCAGACGTAACTCCTGTTGCTCTTACTGCACCTGCTGTAGGCTAATCTCCGTCCGTTCATCCCCACAAGGGACGCATGAAGCTTGATCATGGAACGGGGGTCAAGTACTTGGAGATTATCATGGCTATTCAAGTCACCTACAAGTATCGCGGCGTTTCTTACACCAAACAGGTAGTCCGTTAAAGCGGCATAGGGAGGTGCAAACCCTCCCTTACCTATTGGCATTGGCCCTTACGAGGACACCCTTTGCCGTCTAGACGGTGGGATAGACCACAATAAAACTAAATAACTCTGAACGTTCAGAGAGTTGCTAATAACTACTCTCTTTAAAAATGGCTTTTCAATCTTCTGTCAACCCTGCGCAGCTAACCCGGCAAGGCCAAAACAATGGTACCGGTGACGCTCGCGCTCTTTACCTGAAGTTGTTTTCAGGTGAAATGTTCAAAGGCTTCCAAAACAACACGATCGCGCGTGATCTTGTGATGCGTCGTGTACTCAAAGGTGGTAAGAGTCTCCAGTTTATCTACACTGGACGTACTACCGCTGAGTACCATACTCCTGGTAACAGCATCCTTGGTGATTCGGATGGTCGTCCCCCGGTGGCTGAGAAGACGATCACCTGTGATGATCTTCTGATCTCCAGTGCATTCGTGTACGAATTGGATGAAGTTCTGTCGCATTACGACCTGCGTAGCGAAATCTCTCGCAAGATTGGTTATGCTCTCGCAGAAAAGTATGACCGTTTGATCTTCCGTGCTATCGCCAAAGGTGCACGTCAAGCTTCTCCTGTCCAATCCGTTGGTACCGGTGGTAGCCTGGTGAGCATGGAAGAGCCTGGTGGTACCCAGATCCAAGTTGGTACTGGTACCGGTGCTCTGTCTGATGCTTATGATGCCGCTAAGCTGGTGTCCGCATTCTATGATGCAGCTGCTGCTCTTGACGAAAAGGGCGTCAGCCAAGACGGTCGTGTTGCCGTCCTGAACCCCCGTCAGTACTACGCTCTGATTCAAGCCACTGGTGACAGTGGTCTGATCAACCGCGATGTCCAAGGTGCTGCGCTGCAAAGCGGCCAGGGCCTGGTTGAGATCGCTGGTATCAAGATCTACCGTAGCATGAATATTCCTTTCATGGGNAACTANGGTGTCAAGTACGGCGGTACCACTGGNGTTGGTGCTCCTGGTAACACTGGCGACTTCGTTGGTAGCGATACCGAACTCGAAGACGGCGGCGGTGTCACCGGCATGAACAACAACTACGGTGAGCAAAATGCTTTCGATACTTCCTGTGGTCTGATCTTCCAACGTGAAGCAGCCGGTTGTGTTGAAGCTATCGCTCCTCAAGTTCAGGTCACCAGCGGTGACGTGTCCGTGATTTATCAGGGTGACGTTATCCTGGGTCGTCTCGCCATGGGCGCTGACTTCCTGAACCCCGCTGCTTGTGTGGAACTCCACGCTACCAGCACTGCAGGTTCTGCCTTCGGCACGACTTATCCTGCTAACGCCTGATAATTTTATATCGTTTTATGGGAGCTCCTTCGGGGGCTCCTTTTTTTTAATTCCTTATTGAGAATAAGAATCAAATGCCTTACTCGACTACTGGCTCCAACACTGAGCTACAAGCTGTTAATCAGATCCTGGCGTCAGTTGGTCAGGCTCCTGTAAATTCTCTTGAGACTGAAGAAACTTTTGTACTAGAAAAGACTGATAGTTTTACGGGGTCAATTAGTGGCACCACTTTGACTACGGAAACTTCTGGTATTGCAGTCGGTACCTATATCTCTGGTACTGGTGTAACAACTAATACTTCTATTGCTACTGCAGGNGTTGCCCAAGGCACCACTCCTGAGACGTATAACTACACGGTTAATATCTCTCAGACTGTAGGTAGCACTACGATGCTCAAGTCTATTGTTTCTTACAAAGTTGAAAACCAAACCAACCCGGAAGTTGCGATTGCATACAACACACTTCAGGAGGTTTGTCGGGAAGTCCAATCGGAAGGATGGTCTTTCAATAGGGAACGTAACTACACTGNNATTCAGCCAGACAGCAGNAACAAAGTACAGATTCCCAACAACGTTATCCAGATTGATCTTAGTCAGGATTACGTAGCTAACNTGGGACGCAATGCAGTTAACCGTGGTGGTTACCTGTACGATACTATCAAGCACACTGATGTGTGGGATACTGGGGAAACTCTTTACCTGGATGTGGTGTGGGAGTATGACTATACTTATCTTCCTCAACCTGTCCAAGCTTATATCGTAGCACGTGCTGCAGCTATTGTCTCTAGCCGAGTCGTTGGTGATCCTAACCAATACCAAATGCTGCAACAGAAGGAAGCGTATGCAAGGGCTATGGCTCTTGAGTACGAATGCAATCAAAATGATCTAACTTATTTCGGTGATCCTCAAGAAGGTAACTACTATAAGAGCTACAATCCATTTAATGCACTGATTCGATAATGCCCGCAGTAACTCAACTGACACCTAATTTTCTTGGTGGTGTCTCAAAACAAAATGACGACAAGAAACTAGAAGGTCAGGTATCTGAGTGTATTAACGGGTATCCTGATCCCACCTACGGTCTACTGAAAAGACCGGGAATGAAGTTTATCGAACAACTTAAGGACTCTGGCGGTACACCGTTTAACAAGGCTGCTCTTGACGGTGCCGTCTGGTTCTCAATCGATAGAGGTGAAGCCACNTCTTATGTTGGTGCTATTAAAGGTACTAACATCTACATTTGGAAAAAAGATGGTACGTGGTGTACAGTTACCAACACTGGTACAAGCTATCTAACTGGTACTACTGCTAACGACTATCATTTCCGCAGTATCCAAGACGTTACTGTTATTACTAACCGTACTGTCACCACTGCTATGCAAGCAGCTGGTACTTATGTAGCTGACTCTGTGGCTACTCTTAAGCTATTGACTCTTGTATCTACGTATGACTACACTGTAACTATTCAAGGGATTGCTACTACTGTTACCGCACAGAATACGTCAACGTTTGATGATATGTTGCTGTACAACTCATCACATGTCAACACAAGCCATGATCTAGTAGACGCTATCAAAGCCACTATTGATGCACAGCACTCAGCTAGTAACGCTGACTTTGCAGGTACGTGGTGTCTTGAAGGTTACACTAACAGCCTTGTTATCAAACGGTTCAGTGGTACTAATCAGGTACTGACTGACTACCAAAACACTAACGGTACGTTTACTGGTACTCCTGTAGNATTTACTATTGAAGCTAAAGGTGGTNTGAATAACGACTCTTTGGAAGTGTTTGAGGATGAAGTAACTGACGTTGCTAAACTACCTCTTGAATCCTTCCATGGTCATCACGTCACCATCCTTAACAGTGATTCTGCTGCTGATGATTACTACGTAGAGTATGTAGCTTACAACACTCAAAAGGGTAGGGGCTACTGGAAAGAGACTAGGGCACGTGATGTGTCTCCTGGTATTAACGCAGCCACCATGCCGCATGAACTGGCGAACACTGGTGCAACTACGTTTACCTTTGGTCCACTTACTACTGCACAACTCAAGGGTAGGGAAGCAGGTGATACTGTTACCAACCCTGACCCCTCATTTATTGGGAAAAAAATTACATCGACTTTCTTCTACAACAACCGTTTTGGTGTGTTGGCTGAAGACAATATCATCTTTGGTGTAGCTAACGACTCGTATAACTTCTTCTCGCGTTCAGCGTTGACTCAGGTTGACTCTGATCCTATTGACTTGAACGTGTCTAGTGTNCGTCCTGTTAAACTGATTGACGTTCTGCCTTCACCNCAAGGTCTTACCTTGTTTAGTGAGCGCCAACAGTTCCAGGTGTTCTCCACTGACACCAGTATCCTGACTCCCAGCAGTTCGGTGGTACGTTCTATCTCTAACTATGAGATGGATCCTAACATCTCTCCTGTGGATGTTGGTACTAGTGCTATGTTCCTTAGCCAGGTGTCTAGCTACAGTAAGGTGTTCTCCATTCAACTACAAGACGTTGAACAGAACCCTGTTGTGGTTGACATCAGTAAGGCAGTGTTGGAGTGGATTCCTAACACTATTGATAACATTGTTGTTAGTCCTCAAAACTCTTTGGTCGTCCTTGTAGACCGTGGTTCATCGTACTTGTACCTGTTCCGTTTCTACAACAATGGTCAAGAAAATCTATTCCAAGCATGGACGAAGTGGAAGCTGACTGGTACAATCCAAGACGCTACCATTCTAAACGATGAAGTAGTGATCATTTCTCAACACGAGGATGAGTACACTATCCAAACCATTACACTCGATGAGCTGCCCACAGGAGCCGTCACAGCAACGTCTACTAGCACGGACGGTAGTACATGCCTAGACTACGTTGCAAGGCCCACCAAGCCGCACTCAAGTGTCGATGCGGTGGTGTATGATGCTAACAATGACATCACTAAAATCTATACACCCTACACTCCTATCTCTGCTACAGAAGCTACTGTGTTGCTAGTCAGTCCTGCTACGGATGAAGGTTACACTGTACAAGCTACTCCTAAAATAGAGAGTGGCACTAACTATAAATACCTAGAAGCTCAAGGTGATCTTACCTCTTTTGCTAGCGGTATTGTTATTGGGTACAAGTATGAGTTTGAAGTGACTCTACCTACTTTCTACTTCAGAAGGAATGAGGCCACTACTGACTTTACCGCTAACCTCACTATCTCCAGGGTCAAAGTGTCAGCCGGTAGAACCGGTGCACTGACGTTTAAGAGTCGTTTAGGTAGCAGCAGAGAGTGGACTGAGATTAAAGAAGTCACTGCTATAAATGACTACGGTGCTAATGATGTACCTGTAGAGCCTAACTTCTTATTTATCGTACCTATTCATCAACGTAATACTAATTTTGAACTTAAAGTGACAAGTGATTTTCCATACCCTGTATCGTTGGTGTCGATGATGTGGGAGGGTAACTATTCACCACGATTCTATAGGAGGGCTTAAGGATGGCTGCTGCTATTTTTGCTGGTATCAGTGCAGTTACGGCTATTGCCGGTGGTATAAAAGGCGCTTCTGATGCTAGCAAGCAAAACCAAAAGGCCAGGGATCATCAATCCCGACAACAAGACCTTCTGAACAAACAAGCTAAACTTCAAAACGAATACAACGAGGAGAAGTTTGAAGCTGATAAAGAAAACTACCGGAAAATAGCTGAGTACAATTTCCAAACTGCTGTTAAAAAATGGCAGTATGATATGACAATTCGGGCTTTGCAAGAGAAGTCTGATGCTCAGCAGTATTTGATGAACGTTGAGAACTCTCAGAAGCAACTCACGTTTAACGAAATTGCTGACCAACAAGGTAGGTCACGAGAGCAGCTTATTCTAAATGATGCTCGCGCTGAAGATGCTTTTGAAAGACAAGATCTTTTGGTAGCCCAGCTTCAAGCTCAAGGTAAAGCACGTCTTGGACAAGCCGGTAGGTCTATGGCTAAACGTGTTCAATCTAACGAAGCACAGATTGGTCGTGACCTTGCAGTTCTAGATGCAAGCCTGACAGGTGAAGTTAAAGCTTCAAACCTAAGAATGTTTGATATTAGCATGGGTAAGTTTGCTGCAGATGCTAGGGTCGAAGCTGCACGTATGCTACGTCCCGGTCGTCTTCCTGACATCCCTGCTCCTACTAAACCACCTGAGCCTACTTGGGTTGAGCCTATGCAAATCATTCCTGGTATGGCTAAACCTGCTGCTACTCAAAGTGTTGCTATGCCTTTGATTCAAGGGTTTAGTAAAGCTGCTAATAGTTTGGCTAGTATTGATTTCGGTAGTCCAAGTGATGGTGGTAAATTTACCACAGATAACTTTGCTCAAGGTGGAGGCGGTAATACCGCTGGATATTTCAACTCACAAATTGCTCCGTCAGCTTTCTCTGGGGGAAGTACTTTTAACCAAAGAGGTTTATTTGAACCTGTACGCACACCAGCTTTCCCAGGATTATCATAATGGCAAAATTTAAAAGATCAATTCAGCCAGCTGGGTTCCGTCCTGAACAGGTATCTGAAAGGAATGTAAGTCAGCTTCAGGCATATTCAGATAGGCTTACTAATGCGTTGAGACAAGAGCGTGATGCTGTTGTATCTAACCGCAATGAAATTGCCAACTCGATGCAGACTAATGCCAAAATTGAGGCAGAGCAGGCATCGATTAATAAAAATGTTCAACAACAGAATTTAGATACTAAGTTAAAAGAACAGCAAGATTTGTCTGAACGTGCTCTAGAAGAGTACGATAATAAGACAAAGGTCAGTAAACAGCTGTTTACTACCGTTTCTGATCTTAGCCTGACTGCAGCTAAAAAACTACGTAAGATTGAACTAGAACGTTTAAAAGAGCAAGATAAGGCTACGGCAGCTGAGATCATGATTATGGGTGACAACCACCCTGCAGTCAAAGCTCTCCGTGCTATTAAAACTGAAGTTAACGTAGAAGAACTTACTAGTAAAGTAAAGCTTGCTCAGGCACGTGCTCAAGGTGCTGACGATATTGATGTTGACCAGGCTATCTCTCAACTTAATGAGTTAGGTTATCAAAGTAAATCAGCTCTACTTAAATATATTGGTGGTAAGTGGGGTGGTCACCTCACTACTGCAATGAGTGACAAAACTAAGAAATACACAAACCCTGAAACTGGTGAACAGTTCTCGGGTTTGGATGCTATGGGTAATCGTCAGTTAACACAGATTGTTGGTGCTGAAGAGTACGCTAACTTTGAAGCAATCAACGGTATTTCTGGTCAACTAGCTGCTCTTAAACAGGAGACAGGGTATCTTGATAGTATCTTTAATGTCACCCAGAATGCTGTTAACACTGCTGGTAGAAAACAGCATGAAAACTTTATTCAAGATGAACTGAGTAACATTGGGTTTAAGCTAGCTCAAGCTGGTGACAACCCTGAAGAAACTCGTACTATTATTGAGACAAACTTCCCAACTGTCCAAAGCTTAGTCGGCAATAAAGCTGCACAAGAGTGGATGCAGAAGATTGCTGAACAAAGCGATTCTGATGGAAGACCTGTCTACAACACCGCTGGTATTTTCTCCGCACGTCTTGGTCCTAAAGGTGAGACGTGGGGTGAGTATTGGGAACCACGTAAAGAAGAAGCTGAAAAAGCTTTGGGTTCTGCTTTTACTACTGCTTATAGGCAACAAGAAAATATTAAGGACATCAATATTGAGAGATCCTATACTGAAAGTTTCCATTCTGGATTGCTACAGCAGCTTGCAGCTGGATCAGCTCAAGATGATTTGAGTATTTTAGCAACAGCTAAAACTGAACTTGTTAAAAAATATAATGGTGTTCTTCCACGTAAATTTGTGGAACTTGAAAGGCGCATACTTGCTGAAGGCAAGGAAGAATCTCAACGTAGGTACGATATAATTACCGAAAAGATTCGGGTTGGTACTTCTACTCGTGGAGAGGTGTTGTCTATTGCTGATCCAGAACTCAGGGCCAAGGCACTTGAAGCCCATACTCAAGCTACTAAAGTGAGGAAGTATGGTGAAAATTACGAAGCAACTTTTAAAAAGATTGATACGGCAGCAAAACAAGTAATGGGTGATTCACTTGAAGGCTCAGCTAGTTTTGAAGCATTCCGTCTCGGTCTTGTAATGAAAAGGCATTTTGCTGAAGATTACGAAACTGCTTTAAACGAAACTAATGATCCTGCAGCCGCTCTGCAAATAGCATCTGACAGATTAGAGGAGGAGAAAAAAGCCGCTATTCTTAATGAGGACAAGAATGCACGTTATCACAGCACCTCTGGTCCTAATAACGAAAAAGTATTTACACACATTGAAAACTTTAAAGTAAATACTGCTGCCCAAAAGGAGCAATCTATGAATACACTTATTGCTACGGTTGGTGCTCTCCAAGCAAGCGCTCTAGATTCACCTGGATTACTTGCTACAGACGATCAACTTAGAAAACTTTCTGAAGCAAATCGAGCGGGGTCAGTTCTTGTCTTTACTCCTGAGATCGATAAAACAGCAGAAATGCTGGGCATTACTAAACTTGAAGCGGCTAATGCAGCTATCCTAGCTCGCAACAAAGTTAATGCAGATCAAATCCCTCCATTGATGCTTGATCCTGCACTTCAGGCTCTTAATAATGCACGTCCTGAGACTCAAAAACTTTTCTTTGATAACCCTACTCCAACCACTGTGATGCGGGGTGCAGCTGAAATTGCCGGTGTCTCTGTTCTTACAGATCCTCAATATATGAGATCTGCATATAAAATTAATACAGACGTAACTGGTGAAGGCTACACTATACAAGGTTTGAATGACGAGCAAGGTAGACCTGTTGTTATGAGTCAACCTGCAATCGCTGCGTTTGCACAAATGATTGAAGATTCTAACGGTGTTGTCAGAGCATCTGATATTACTAGTTCTCAGCGTAGTCAAGCACACAACACCCGTGTCGGTGGATCACCTACTAGTGCTCACATGACTGGAAATGCTGTGGATATTCACGGAAAGTCTAGGTTGTGGATGATTGAAAACGGTGCTAAATATGGCTGGGTTTTGATTGACTATAAGGGATCTCACGGCGGCCACTTTGAATACAGACCTAACTAATTAAACTAATGAGTAATTTGAGCTTCGGAGATCTTGAAGCGGATTACGTTCTAACTGATGAGGAAAAAGCTAACCTTCGTTCTGAAGAGTCTGTACAAGAGATTCAGGCAAAAGTTAAGGAAGAGCAAGCGGAGCGGCTAGCGCGTGATGCACAGCAACAAGCTGTGGAACAGGCTGAAGCAGCTCCCACACCTCAAGGGGAACAGCCTTCTACGGAAGGACAACAACCGCAACAACAAGCTCCTGCTACTTCTACGGAAGAGCCTTTTGATCCTAGTAAAGATTACTCCTACTATGCCGCACGTGGTATGAGTAGGAAAGAGTGGAACCGCCTACAACTTAGTGGTGGTGTTGACAGTGAGATGAAAGGATTCTCTGAAGATCCTCGCAGTGCTTTTGAATTAGCTACTGCAGTTCCTACAGGTTTACTTGATTTTGGTGCTGATCTGGCTAACAGATTCTTACCTAAGAGTGCTTTCCAAATACCTAAACTTACTAAATACGAAAACGGTATTGCCCAAACAGTACGTGATATTGCAGCAGTTGTAGGTCCTACGATGGGTCTGCAAAGCTTGGGTATGCGTGCTGGAGCTGCATTACAGACTCGTGTTGGTTGGCGTTTAGGTAACACCGCTTTTATGCGGTTTCTTGGAGCCCGTGGTGTAGAAGCTGGAAGCAGTGTAGCCGTTGGTTCTGTTAGCGCCAACTATGAAGAAGGCGACAACTTAATGGGTAGTATTAAAAAAGCACTGCCTGCTCAATGGGACTATATTCCTGATAATTGGGCAACGCTTGATAGTAACAGCCCTGACGAAAACCGTCAAAAGATGATTAATGAAGACCTGGCTTTAGGTTTCATTATTCCTTTTGTTAGGTTTGCTGGTAAGTTTGGGGAAAGTATTGGTGAAGTCCGTGATGTCTTTTCCAACCCTCCTAAGCTTGTAGGTAAAACTAAAAAAGCTCAAGCCTACCTAGATGCTGCTGCTCCAGCTGCAGATGATGTAGATGACTTGACTAAATATGCTTTGGGACAGGAAGATGCACTAGATGAAATTGGTGCTTACAACCTCTCTCAAAATCCTAACATGGACGTAGCACTGAAAGGTGTTCACGATCTTTATGATTGGAATGAGATTGGTATGCGTACCGTTGATGATTTTGGTATCATCGGTGCTAGTGTGGATGCTGTCCGTATTGCTAAGAACTACGACACTGTCTATGGTCGCTTGCGCTCAGTTGCTAGTCCTCCGGCTATTAAATACGCTGGTACTAACCCAATGGGTGCTGAAGAAGTTACCTTAGGTCTGACTCAACAGCTTAAGGAGGCTGATGAGTATGGTATGCAAGCTAAGAACTGGTCTATCAGTTTTGATGATGTTGTCAAACAGGGTGATAATCTAGCCGTTGAGTTGTTTGACCCTTCGATGAGTGTTAAAGAACTGCGTGAAACGCTAGAGCCATTTATTGTTAAAACAAAGGATGGTGTAGAGTACGTTGCTGAAGATGGTTACGCTAAACTGTTTGAAGCAGTGGGGACTATGAGAAAAGAGTTTACTAGCATGGATATTGCTAGAACTCAAGGTTACCTTGCAACCTCTTTGGCTGGTGGTGTATCTGACCTTGCAGAAGGTATTCGTATCAATGCAGGTTCTAAGTCAATTGCTAATGCTCAAGAGCGTCTAAAAGAGAACTTGATGTTCTTGATGAAGCTGCAAGGTGTTAGCCGTTACTACGCTAATAAAAAGAAATCTACTAGAAATCTTTTCAAAAAACTTATTAGTAAAGGACAATCACCTAATAAGATAGAAGCTATTCAAGATGAACTTCCAGGAGTTCTTAATCAGGTTCAACGAGATGTCAACCTATTTGGGGATAGTCTCGACTACCTGATGAACGAGCATCCTAAAGTTGCTGATGCTTTGTTAGAATTGTATGAGTTGACTGATGGACGTGTTAATAGCATCTCTCGTCTTAACGAAGAGGTGTTGAATGCCTTTACTCGCTGGCGTCCTTTGATTGATCGCAATCCCGAAGCGCCAAACATTTTGGCACAGGCTGTTAAAGGCAATTATTATAACTCTATGTTGTCTTCTATTGACACTGGTCTGTCAGCCTTCTTTGGTAACATCGGTGGTACTATTGCAGAACCAGTGGCTTATTTTGCCGGTGCTGTACTCCGCCGTGATTTAGATTCAATTCAACGTGGTTGGATGGCATACAGTGCTATCAGTGATACTCAGCGTAAAGCCTTGCCTTATGCTGGAAAGATGTTTATGAAAGCATCCCAGAATCCCAACTCTGTTCAAAGCCAAACTCGTCTTGATCTGATTGTTCAACAAGAGCAGAAAATTAATGCTTACAAAAAACTAGCTGAAGATGCAGCAGCTCAAGATAAGCATGGTTTGACTTACGTGATCAATTTCTATGAGGCTCAAAAGCACATGGAAGCTGATCCTGTATTCCGTTTCATTCCCAATACCTTTACTGGTATGGATGGATGGTCTAATGCAAGCCTGGCTAACGCTCATGCTCGTTTCCGTGCTATGAGTGAGCTTAAGCGTCTTGGTAAAGAAGCTAAACGTGGTGACATCAAAAAGATTGCTGATGCAAATTACAACAGCATGTTTGATGAGAACGGACTTATTGCAGACGAAGCTGTTAAATATAATAACGCTGAAATTGCACTTAACCTTGACACTGAAATGGTTAAGGCATTGGATGAGTTTTTGCGGCACGTTCCAGCAGCTAGGATGTTCTTCCTGTTCCCCACTACAATGGCAAACGTTGTCAAATTGACTGACGACTATATGCCCTTGCCGTTTAAGAGTTTCCAAAAGGATATTCAAGATCTTGCATTTACCTCTGTTGATGATCTAGTGGCTAATCCTGAGTTGATGGATAGCCTACTAACTAATCGTGGGTTCAGTCCAAGTCAAATGGATGAAGGTCTCAAACTTGATACCATCATTGATTTGAAAAATAAAACTCTTGGTAAAAAAGCTATCGGCACATTCATCACTAGTACGCTTCTAACTGGCATGGTTATG